AGCCAGGTGATAAGATACAAGTGCAGCCTGCACATGCAGGTCACCTAGACACTATTGTTACAGTAACTGAGACGTTTATCCCTGTAGGTTAGACATAGCGGGTATTCCAATATAGCACTTCTAAAGGGTCTTACAATGTAGTATAACTGTACATGCCAAGAACGGCATAACACAGGAGACTACATAATGTACTTAACATACGACTACCCAAGCCAGTTTAAAATCGCAGTAACAGCTACAACCAAACGAACACTGAAAGCTGTAGCTAAGTTCTTTATCTCTATTGGTACTTCACTTGCAAAAGCACAGCAGATGAGAGCAGACTACTGGTTACTTAACAACATGAGTGACAAACAACTAAAAGACATTGGTATCACCCGTGGTGAGATCAAGCAACGGTTCTACGGAACAGACAGTACAACATGAGAAAGTAGTGTAATGGCACGACAACTTACAGAGAATCAAGTTAAGTTCTTAGAGGTACTCTTCGATGAGGCTGGCGGTGACGTAGTGAAAGCTAAGAAGCTCGCTGGCTACAGTGATAACACGCCTACGAGACTTATCATTGATTCTCTTAAGGATGAGATCTTTGATGGGACTAAGACTTATATGGCACGTATCGGTCCTAAGGCAGCTGTAGCTTTCGGTCAGGCTCTCATTGACCCTACAGAGCTTGGCGTAAAAGAGAAGATGGCTGCAGCCAAAGAAGTACTTGATCGTGCAGGTATTGTAAAGACTGAGCGAGTAGAAGTAAAAGCATCAGGTGGCTTATTCATTCTACCGCCTAAAGAGCAAGATGAAACGAGTAACTAAAACTAAAGAACGTGAGAGTATAGGCTACTGGATGTTGCCTAAGCCCGACTTTAAAGTAAAGAGATGGGAGAGAATCCCACGAGTATCTACCCAAGTCCCTTTCGGTTACGAGATAGACCCAGAGGATAATGACTGGCTAAAACCTATAACTAAAGAATTAGAGCTTTTAGTACTTGCAAAGAAGCACCTAAAGCAGTATAGTTACAGGGAAGTTAGTGCGTGGCTGTCCACACAGTCAGGTAGATACATATCACACATGGGGTTGAAAAAGCGTATAGATGTCGAAAGAAAACGTAAGTCACTTGCTTCAATTAAACGCAAGCTTGCCCAGCGGCTCGAAAAAGCGCTCAGGCAGTACGAGATCCTCGAAAAAGAAAGACTCGGTTACTACACCTACGAAGAAGAAGACAGTACCCGCTCAAGTTAAACCAGCAGAGTTTGATCCGCTAGTTGCACAGGAAGTAGTATTCCAGCCTAACCCAGGGCCACAGACACAATATCTAGCGTCTAGTGAAAGAGAAGTACTATATGGTGGGGCAGCGGGTGGAGGTAAGAGCTACGCCACGCTAGCAGATCCACTACGTGACTTGAATAACCCAGACTTTAGTGGCTTACTTGTACGTCACACAACAGAAGAACTTAGGGAACTAATACAGAAAAGCCAAGACCTGTACCCTAAAGCTATACCCGGTATAAAGTGGTCAGAACGTAAATCTCAGTGGACCACACCTAGAGGGGGGCGTCTTTGGATGTCCTACCTCGACAAAGACACAGACGTTATGCGCTACCAAGGGCAGGCGTTTAACTACGTAGCCTTCGATGAGCTAACTCAATGGCAGTCACCCTATGGGTGGAACTACATGCGCTCAAGATTACGTAGTAGTTCCAAGGAGTTAGGCCTCTACATGAGGGCTACAACCAACCCCGGTGGCCCCGGTCACTCTTGGGTCAAGAAGATGTTTATTGATCCTTCTCCGTCTAACACCCCTTTCTGGGCTACAGACATTGAGACAGGTGAAACTCTAGCGTACCCTAAAGGGCATAGCAGAGAGGGTGAGCCACTATTTAAGCGTAGGTTTATACCTGCTAGTCTATTTGATAACCCTCACCTAGCTGAGAGTGGCGACTACGAAGCAATGCTTCTGTCCTTACCTGAGCACCAAAGGAAACAACTACTTGAGGGAAACTGGGACGTTAACGAAGGTGCAGCGTTTCCTGAGTTCAACAGGAACATACACGTCATTGAACCCTTTGATATACCTGACTCGTGGACTAAGTTCAGAGCGTGTGACTACGGTTATGGTTCATACACTGGGGTTGTGTGGTTAGCAGTAACTCCCTCAGAACAACTCATAGTTTATAGAGAGTTGTACTGCTCTAAAGTCACAGCTACAGACTTGGCTGATATGATACTAGAAGCTGAAGCTAGAGATGGAACTATACGCTACGGAGTACTTGACTCCTCACTATGGCACAACAGAGGTGATACTGGACCCTCACTAGCGGAGCAGATGAACATGAAGGGCTGTCGCTGGCGTCCTTCGGATAGATCAAAAGGCTCACGCATATCTGGTAAGAACGAACTACACCGCCGACTACAAGTAGATGATATGACGGAAGAACCAAGACTAGTGTTCTTTTCTACTTGTACAAACACAGTAGCGCAGTTACCGTCTATTCCTCTGGACAAAAGAAACCCAGAAGATGTAGACACAAATGCAGAAGACCACTTGTATGATGCTTTAAGGTATGGTATAATGACAAGACCACGTAGTTCTCTTTGGGATTACAATCCAGCTAAAGATCAACGCTCTGGATTTCAAGCTTCAGACTCAACATTCGGGTATTAAAATATGGCAGACATAGAAGACGTAAACTTCGACACAGATGAAGTAGTAGCTGCAGAAGACGGTAGCGATAAACTCTTTGAGTCCGTTAACAGTGTAGTTAGCTTTGTTAAGGACCGCTTTAGCCGTGCAGAGGATGCTCGTATTGTAGACGAAGAGCGTTGGCTACGTGCTTATCGTAACTACCGTGGCTTGTATAGTTCAGACGTACAGTTCACTGATACAGAGAAGTCACGTGTATTTGTTAAGGTAACTAAGACTAAAACACTTGCAGCCTACGGTCAGATCGTAGACGTACTGTTCGGTAATAACAAGTTCCCTCTTGCCGTAGATCCTACAGTACTACCAGACGGTGTAGCAGACGCTGTACACATTAACGTAGATCCTAATGCTGATAAGGCAGGTGAGGGTGGACGGGCTGTCACAGAGAACGTAGCGGCCCCTACAGCGTTGTTAGGTGATAACGGCAAGCTACTACCTGGAGAAACTATCATTGATCTACAGGAGCGCTTAGCGGGTCTAAAGACTAAGTTGGCCCCTGTCAGTGATAAGATCATAGAAGGTGATGGTACTACTCCAACTACTGTGTCCTTCCACCCTGCGATGGTAGCAGCTAAGAAGATGGAAAAGAAGATCCACGATCAGCTTAACGAGAGTGGGGCATCTAAGCACCTGCGCTCTATGGCTTTCGAGATGGCTCTTCTAGGTACAGGCGTAATGAAAGGTCCATTTGCTGTAGATAAAGAGTACCCTAGCTGGGGTGAAGACGGTGAGTATTCCCCTCTAGTTAAGACTGTACCTGAGTGTAACCATGTATCAGTATGGAACTTCTACCCTGATCCAGAGTCCACCTCAATGGATGATGCTGAGTATGTAGTAGAACGCCATAAGATGTCACGTAATCAACTACGTTCACTTAAAGGGCGTCCTTACTTCCGTGATGAGTCTATCGAAAACGCTATTGCTCAAAGCCCAGACTACGTGCGTAAGCACTGGGAAATGAAGATGGAAGACGATGACATCTCTGCTCAGTCTGAGCGCTGGGAAGTTATGGAGTTCTGGGGTTTCGTTGACGTTGATATTCTTGAAGAGAACGGCGTAAAGATCCCTAAAGAGTTACGTGATCTAAACGAAGTAAGCTGTAACATCTGGGTATGTAATGGTGAAGTGCTGCGTATGGTACTTAACCCATTCAAACCAGCACGTATTCCTTACTACTCTACACCTTACGAGCACAACCCCTACAGCTTCTTTGGTGTAGGTATCGCTGAGAACATGGACGATACACAGACATTAATGAATGGCTTTATGCGTATGGCTATTGACAATGCTGCACTATCTGGTAACCTTA